CAGGTATTTGTTTCGACTACTGGAACAGTAACTAGCGGTGTTGTAAGCCTAACGGTTACTGGTAATACAACCATTATTGCTGGTGACACGATTGTTGTATATGAAACAAACATCCCAACATTTAGTTCTATTTCTGGACAATCGTTCGAGGTATTAAGCGCGACATCTACAAATATTTCTTTTATTGCTCCAGTAGCCAATCTTGCAAGTATCCCTGGTAGTCAGCAGATTGAATTTGGTGGAAGGTTCAGCGTAGGTGGTGGATTTATTCATCAACCCGCACCACCTTGGGGTGTTTACTTTCAGCGTAGGTTATGGGTGCCGTTTTATTACACTCCAGCAGGATTATTTAGTTCACCTACCTACACAAGCAGGAAGATTACTGATGAAATATCCGTTTCGGATATTCTAGACAGTCATACATTTGATCAAATTGCTAATCAATTTAGAATTACTGGTGGAACAACTGATTATTTAGTTGCGATGCAAGGATTCTACGATGACAAGCTAGTTGTTTTAAACAGAAACAGCTTACATTTGATAAGTGGGACTTCTGGAGGGCTTGAAGATACTAAAGTTACAGCATTGACTAATGAAGTCGGGTGCTTGGCAAAGAAAAGTGTCGTGATGAAAGGTAATGCCATGTTCTTTTTATCGGATGATGGGATTTATGCTGTAGAATTCTTAAACGACTACAACCTTCGTGGTGCGGATGAGCCTATTTCTAAGAATATCCAACCTTATATTGATAGAATCAATAAAAATCTAGCTAAAGAAGCAGTGGGAATCTTGTTTAACAACAGATATTACATTGCAGTTGCATTAGATTCGATTGCTGGAGCCAATGATGCAAGTGGTAACAATACAATATTGATATTCAACTTTCTAAACAAAGGATGGGAGTCTGTTGACACGTTTGGGGCTGGTGATTTTATCATCAAAAACCTTATTTCTGGTAGTGCAGCAGAAAGAAATAGCATTTATGCCGTAACTTCTTTAGGTGGTTTACATGAACTTGAGGCAGCAGATACATCAAGCGACAGTTTAGTGTCAGATGGCATTGTAACTAGCTTTTTAATCAACTCATCATTAACAACTAGAGGATACTCCTTTGGAAATCTTGATCGAAAACGTTTCACTGATGGTCAGATTACCATGCAATGCATTGATTCTGGACTAGGAGAGTATAGTATTTCCTTTGCCGCAGAAGATCCAGATAACAATCAAAGTATTGGCACAACAACTACATTCCTTGATGGTGTAGTTCTTGGCACTGGCGCAGTTAATGAAGATGAGACAGGCAATATTAGATTCCGTCTCGGTGGTATTCGTGGATATGTTGGAAGCCTAACCTTGACACGCACGATTGGTTCACCTAAGATAACATCCCTAAAGGTCACTGGTTCTGTGACAAATCGACAAATCATTTCCCAAACGTAATATGCCTGGAGTAGTAGAAACAACGCACACTTTCGCAACAAACGAAGTAATCACAAGCACGTTAATGAATAACATCATTGACGAGACATTGTTTACTGCTGATGCTTTGGCAAATACTACGCTTGCATTAACTGCTGGCAAAATGAAAGTCGGCACAATTACTTCCAATGAGATGGGAGCAGGTGCAATCACAACTAATGCAGTTGCATCGTCTTCAAGTGCTACTACTGGAATTACATATGCTAAGATGCAATATGTAGCTAATATGAAAGCATTGGGAAATGTTTCTGGTTCTCTTGGTGTTCCATCAGAGGTTCCTATTCTTGATGAGGACAATATGGTGAGCGACAGTGCCACTTCATTGGCTACTCAACAAAGCATTAAGGCTTATACAGATACTAAGTTTGCGGCAGTAATTACAAGAGGAACTGCCGTAGCAACAACTAGTGGAACAACTGTTGATTTCACATCTATACCATCAACCGTTAAGCGGATTACAGTAATATTATCTGGAGTTAGCACAAATGGGACTAGTCCTATTATTCTTCAACTTGGTGATTCTGCAGGGTTTGAACTAACTGATTATTTAGGTAGTGCTGGAGAGGTAAGAGCGACTCCAGATGTTGACTTATTTACTACTGGGTTTGGATTATTACAGTCTCCATCCGCAGCTGATTTATTCTATGGTATAGCAACAATAGTTAATATTTCTGGTAATGTATGGGTTTATTCCTTTACTGGTGGCAGTTCTACTGTAGCAAATAATTATATTGGAGGTGGGAGCAAAACCTTATCAGCAACACTAGACCGCATACGTCTTACTACTGTTGGCGGGAATACTTTTGACGCAGGATCGGTAAATATCATGTATGAGTAATCGTAAATGAACCAACACCTAGCAACCGCACTTAAACTTTATGAATCAAGAAACATTAACCTTCAAGACCTTATCGGTTGGCATTTATGTCATGGGATTGTTATTTGTAATCCAGATGTTTTTGCGTTGTGTTTTCACTGCACTAGTTACGATCTTGAAAAAGCTGTTGAATTTAAGGATTCAGATACTATTTATGTCACTATGTGTTGCGGAAACATGGCTAGTGGACTTGAATCACTTAAAGATAAATATAAATATATTGCTTTTAGACGTGATTTCAAAGGTTCAAATTACAATCGCTTGTTAAATATCAAAAATTTCTACTTAAAACTACAATAATTATGGGATCAGCACCAAAAGTCAAGGCTCCAAAAATGGACATCGCTAAAGATATTAGTGGTTATGTCTCAGGAATGTCGCAGTCATTACCACAAATTCTTTCACAAGAACAAGAATTCCGTCCACAGTTTCAAGGGTTAAATCTTGGTGACATTCAATCGTTTCTAAGTGGGCAAGGTGGACAACAAGGAATCTTTGGTCTTAGTCGTGAAGCAGCCCAACAAGCAGGTATGGGATTGGGCGAAGCTCGCGGAGCAGAACTTGGTCAGATGACTGGGCAAGCAGGACTCACCAGAGGCTTAATGCAGGGTCTTTCACCAGAACAGGCATACGCAGTTCAAAATGCTGATGCAGAGGCTAGACGGGCGTACGCGTCCTCGCAATCACTAAACCCGCAAGAGCAACGCAGTTACCAACAAGCTGCTAGAGAAGGTGCATCTGCCGCTGGTAGAATTGGTGGCAATGCCGCAATCGCATCGGAAGTAATGGGTCGAGAGGATATGCTTGCTAGGAAAAGAATGGAGGCAGCACAGGCAGCACAGAACTCGTATAATCTTTCACAAGGATTCTACACGCAGCCTGGTCTTAACCTTCTAAGCTCTGCGCCAATGTCGTATCAACAAGGGCAGAACTTCTTGCAAACTGGATTAGGTGCTATTGGCTCTGGAACTCCTCAGTTGTTTGATACATCTGTCGGATTGAACCTTGGTGCTGCTCAACGATCAAATCAACTTGCTGCACAATCAGCTAATGCACAAGCCAAAGCTGCGCAACAAGCTGCAATAATAGGTGCGGTAGGAAAGATTGGTGGCGCCGCATTTGGTGCTGGGGGAACGTTTGGCAAATAAGGATAAAATATTATGGCAACTTACGGAAGTGGACAAATGCTTGGGTCAGGAATCAATCCTGAATCGTTTAAACAGGATTATAGTGGGTTTACTCGCGCTGCTGAAATGCAAGCGCAGGGTATTGCTAGTCTTGGACAGAATATTAGTGGAGCTATTGAAGACTATGGTAAAATGAAGAAACAACAGCAAGAAGATGAACGCGCTGTCCAGAAATCTAAAAACGTAGCAAAAGCCATTGGTGATTTGATTCCAGATTTAAAACCAACAATTCAAAACTCTTTGACTATTCTTGACAATAAAGAACTTCCACTTAGTCAAAGAAAAGCTGAAGCAGAAGCAATTTCTGATATTCTTAATTTAGGAATTGGAGAAATCCGCAATCGTCAAGATATTGGATTTAAAGAAAGAGCTTTAAAAATTCAAGAAGATGAAGTTGCTGCAAGAAATGCCCCACAACCACCTTCTTTTGATTTTAAAGAAGTAAGTGTCCCCCATTCTGTTAATGGTGTTAAAGGAACTATACGTATGCTAGAAGATGCTAATTCTGGAAGAGTTAGAACATCAGATGGTAAAGAGTATTCTAATATTGAAGATGCAAAAGCTGGAAGAAATCCAATAGGACAAGGAGATAATGGGATTGATGCAGCATTAAATCTCCCTATTCCAGCACTAACTGGAAATTTAAACAGAGATGCGATTGCAATAAATAATGCTCAACAACTTCCTTCTACTAGCGAACTGGATAACACCCCAGCAATCATATTGACTGGTGGAATGCCAGATGGTCAAGATAATCTCGCTAATGTTACTCCAGTCGTAACAGGAACACCAACAGTTACTAAAGAACCAACAATAGATGGTCCTCCTGGATTTGTCCCAGATGAAGTTCCAGCAGTCGAGCCAGAAACAACCGCTAGAATTATAACTGGAGAAGAAGCGTCTGCTCTCAATTTAAGTCCAGAAAATACTTACGAGGTTAAAATGAAAAATGGAAAAGCTGTTGGATATACTGTTATAGATAAATCCGCAGCACCAATGAACGAAGCTGATAAAGTAAAATTAGATGAATCATCTTTAAGATCGGCAGCAGAGGCTGTTTATGCGATCGATACAATAAATGAATTAACTTCATCAAAAGGATTCTCCGATGTTTTTGGAGCAGGATATGGACTTAAATATATTTTTGGCACTGAAGCTTACGATGCTGAAGCAGCAAGAGGAACGATTGTATCACTTGCAACTACTGACAGTATGAGGAAGTTTCAAGGATTAGGCTCTATGTCTGATGCTGAATTTGCAGTTGCTCAAGAAGCAGCTACACAAATTAAAAAAGCTGGGATTTCTGATAAAAAAGCTGCTCGAGAACTTAATAGATTAAGAAATTATTTTGCAGAATCAATTCGTAGAGCAGAAGATTTAGGTCGCATTCCAAAAGGAAGTTATCAAAAAATGCTTACTGGTCAAACTGGAAATCAAAATAACCCAAGCACAGAAGCACCTATGTCTGCAACAGATAGATTTAGAGCTAAAGTTAAACCATTACCCTTACGATGACCCCAGAAGAAGAAAAAGCAGAGTATAATAAACTAGCTCCATCTGCAATAAATGAAGTTCTTGTTTCTATTGACAATAATTTTGCAGCAACTAGAAAAGCGCAAGATGATTATCGAAGCCAACTTCCTATTGGTGATCCTCGCGCACTTGAGCCTTCATTAATTTCTGCTGAATTTCTTACCATAAAAGGGATGCAACAACGTGGTCTTCTTGATGACAAAGAAGAATCAACTAAACTTGGTGAAGACTATCTTCTTATGGAAGATCAAGGCTTTATGCAAGATGGTAAATTAACAGAAAAAGGCATGGCTTTTATAGCTAATCCAGATGATTTGCTTCCTGTTGATGCAATCAATGACTGGACAATCTTAACTAATGCTATTGACCAAGATGAATCTGGAAAGTTTACAGATCCTATTGTTGAAAGTAAGTATCAACAATTTCAGATAAGAAAAAATGAAGGACTTGATAAAGTAGAAGAAGGCAATACATTTAGTAATATTGGCAAAGGATTACTTAATATCGGAAAAGGTATTGCTAGTTTAGACACTTTTGGAACATTAGGGAAAGCTATAGCTGGAGGAGGATTTTCAATATCAGGCGAGATAGAAAAACGTGCAGCATTTGCATCAGGTGCGTTTAATGTAATGGCAACTACTCCTGTTAAGGCAACTGCCTTTGTTGGAAAACTAATCAACAGTAAAGATAAAGATGATCGAAATGATTTTATCGTTGCTACAAGAGTGAAATTAAATGAGGTTGCAACTAAGCCAGATACATTAGATGCAATTACTGGGACAACCGTTATGGCTGACAACTATGCCAGAACTCTCAATGACTACAAAGAAAGATTTGGAGAAGCTGGAGAAAACAAATTACAAGAAGAATTGCTAAATGCAAAATCTGTTGGTGAAGTTGTTGGTGATCCATTAAACATTCCTTTAGCAATAGCAACAGAAGGATTATCTCTTTTGGCTAAAACTGCAATGCTTGCAAGAACCAGTAAAGCAATAAATATTGCTAATAAAACTGCAACTACAATTTCAAGACTTGAGAAAGCAGCACCAGTAATTGCAAATCAACTTAATGAAGCCACGGTTCTAAATCAGACTCTAGTTAAGCGACTAGCTGACGCTGTAAAAGTTAAAAATTCTTCTTTAGTTGCAGAATTAACCCCTCTAGTTGAATCTAGTACTACTGCATTAGATGACATAGCTCTAAAAGCAACGCAACTAGAAGAAGGACTTGCTGTTAATCGATTAGCAAGAACAGAAGCACTTACAGAGTTTGCCAATAAAACTAAACCTTTTGATGCTTCAAGAAAAATAGCTGCTGGTGCAGTTAAAGGCGTTGAAATTGCTGCTGAAAAAATGGGCAATACTCTTGCTTTTGTTAATAAGGGATTGCGTGCCGTTGAGAGAACAATAGGATTTTATGGGGCGCAAAGAACAATTTCTACTGCATTGGGCATTGCATCTGGCCCTGTTGGACAAGGTGCTATTGGCGCGTATTATACTGCTAGAACTGGATTAGCTATTGCTCCCAATTC